GGATCAGTTACATCATCTTCGACGGCCGCATCGCCTCATCTAAAAAGGCTTGGGCTTGGCGTCCTTATGATGGGATCAATAAGCATAATCACCATGCACATATCAGCTTTACTATCAAGGGCGATGAAGACAGTACTTGGTTCAATATCCCGATGATAGGTGGAAAATAAATGGAAGCAATTATCTATGCAACTCTTGGACTTATAGCGATCCCTGTGATCCGCACAGCCATCAAGTCCTATCGTGCTAAGAAGGCCGTTGCAGATATCGTAGTCGATGCCATCGAGGCCGCTGTTGATACTGTGGAGAAGAAGTGACACAGGAAAACTTCTTCACCCTTTACTTCGCCAGCCTTGCCGTCATCGGTGGCCTTGCAGGCTACGTCATTACTCACCTACTCTCTGAAATAAAGAGACTTAACTCGCGTGTCGATGAGATTTACAACATACTTCTTGAGCGATAATTTTTAACATGGCAAAGAAGAAAGTCATCGACCTTGACACTTACTCACGTCTTGACGCATGGGCTATTAGCCTGCATGAGATGTATAGAGCTCTACGCCGTGCAGGTTTTGCGGTAGATATCGCTCTGAGTATTATTCAAGATCGAGACGCTTACCCTGACTGGATCTTGCCTGCGATCCCTGACCGAGTGGATCGCCTACCTTACGAGGATGACGACGAGGATTAAATGAAGCGAATAGTCATAGTGAGCGACCTACAAGTGCCGTTCCACGATAGACACGCAGTCAAGAATCTAGCCAGTTTTATCAGTAAGTTTAAGCCGCATGAAGTAGTCACAATAGGTGACGAGATTGATTTCAACACGATTAGCAAGTGGTCAGAAGGGACGCCAGAAGCTTATGAACAGACTCTGGGAGATGATCGCGATGAAGCTGTTCAGGTACTTTACGATCTACAAGTAACACAGATGATTCGGTCTAATCACACAGACCGCTTATACAATCAGATCATGCGTAAGATTCCGTCATTCTTATCATTGCCAGAACTTAGGTTCGAGAAGTTTATGCAGCTCGATGAGTTAGGCATTACCTTTCATAAGAAGCCGTATAACATCGCACCTGGCTGGATTGCAGTCCACGGCGACCATACCCCTATTAAGTCACAGGGCGGGCTCTCGGCCTTGGAAGCCGCCCGTAGGCACGGTAAAAGCGTAATTTCGGGGCATACGCACAGGATGGGCAGATCATCGTTCTCAGAGGCCTCTGGAGGCCGGATAGGGCGTGTTCTGCATGGCGTAGAAGTAGGCAATCTTATGGACTTTAGCAAGGCCAGTTATACGAAAGGGTCTGCAAATTGGCAATCGGGCTTCGCCATCATGTACGTCGATGGTAAGAATGTCCAGGTGGATCTTATCTACCTAGAGAAAGACGGCACATTCGTAGTCTCAGGCAAGCGCTATGGACGACCTAGATAACGAGCTTGATCGGTCAATCGACGATCACATTGACGATGCAGAATCGTTACCGTTTCGTTATCTAAATATCTAGATTTTCCCCCTTAGGGCATGAGACAGTTGAGCCATCAACGAAGGGCGTTGATAAGAAAGGCTCAAAATGTTCGATCCATCATTAGGCGATTTAATTGCAATGATTCTTCTATCTGGTCTATATTTCCATCTAGGCCGTATCGTCGGCATTCGCGTGGGATATCTCAAAGGTCGCAAGGCTGTCAGGGATTACTACGAGACCAAAGAAAGGGTGCGAGTGTGAAAGCAAGTGAAGTCCTATTATCAGCTACTGACATCATTGGAGACCGAGGACGAGTATATGGTCATCCTCGTATCAATCAGACTCGAATCGCACTACGACTCCAACAGATGCTCGAAACTCCAATCTCAGACCATCAAGCGTGTCTGGCGATGGTCGAAGTTAAACTTGCACGACTCCAGGAGACGGCCGATCACATTGACTCCTATATCGACGCTTGTGCATACCTCGCACTAGCTTGTGAACTAATTACTGAAAGGGATGAGCAGTATGTTTAATTTATCGGAATACACCACAGTAAGCGAACGCATTAAATTGTTCAGGGAAATGTTCCCAATGGGCAGGATTATCACCAAGTTGATTTATGAAGATGCTAGTCGCGTGGTCTTTACAGCTGAGTTATATCGAGATGATGAGGATGAACGTCCTTTCTCAACTGGATACGCCAGAGAGATCACTTCTGATCGAGGGGTCAATAAGGATTTCGCGCTAGAGAACTGCGAAACGTCCGCAATTGGAATTGCCGCTAAGAATGCCAATATAGGCACAGAAAAGAATGCTATCAGTCGTGAAGAAGCTGAGAAGGTGAATCGAGTGAAGGCTAAGGATGCAACCATTCAAGAAGTAAAGGTCAAGATGGCGCAGACATCTGGCGAATACATTCCAGTGGTTAAAGAGGAGGATCCATGGACTATCAAGCCAGCGATTATGCCGCCCACAATGGGGGAAGCTGTTGCGACGGTGAAAGAGATCATTGGCGGCCAGACCGAGAAGGATATCCCTCATTGCAAGCATGGTGAGATGATGTGGAAGACAGGCACTACAAAGGCTGGCAAGCCATGGGGCCACATGAAGTGCAAGGCAGCTGTGACAGGTGAGATTAGTGGTCGATGCGAGTCCCCTAACGATGTTATCTGGTACGAGATTGCTCAAGATGGATCATGGCAGCGCCAGAAAGCGAGAGTCTAGTGGGACGTTTACAGTTTATGAATCAAGATGGTGAGTGGGAGTCATTCCCAACAGAAGATGAGATCCATCGATCAAAAGAAGTTATTGCAATCCTTGAGGAGTTTACGTTTACTACTCGGTGTTGCTTATGTAATGACTCAATACCTTACAAAGACATTAGAGTGAACTTGACCAATAAGAGCTGGTCATGCGCTAAATGTCACGCGGTCAATGGCCTCACAAAGCCGTAAGTATCGAGGATTCTCGACCGAGCGCGTAGTTGCCAAGTACCTTTCGGCTTGGTGGCCACATGCAGATATCGGTCGAGGGGCTGGAAAAGATATAACACATGTCCCGTTCGACATGGAGGTTAAAGCTAGATCGGCGTTCCAGCCTAAGGCATGGATTGATCAGGTCACAAAGAGGGCAAGTAAAGCTGGTGACTTGCCACTCGTAGTCAGTCGATTGAATGGTCAAGGGGAGAAGAGTCCAGAGGACTACCTAGCCTTCATGAGATTGGGTGATCTGGTCGATCTATTGCTTAGAGCAGGTTACGGGGATTTCAGCAATGATCTTGCTAAACTAGAGCCAATGAGATGCAACCAATGTGGAGCATGGAGCTTCACGGAAGTCTGCAGAATGTGTGAGCCTAATGCCTACCTATGAGTTCGAGTGCGATAACGAGCATTGCGAGAGTAATGCAAGGATAGAGAAGTGGATGAGTCTTACAGAGCCGCACGATTTAGAATGCTCGTTCTGTGGCTCTTCGATGCATAAAATTTACTCAAGTGTAGGCGTGAGCTTTAAGGGCACAGGATTCTATTCAACCGACAACAGATAAGTGTGATCAGTTTCACAATCTATGAATGTCCGAATTGAGGTAATTTAATATGATTCATCCTCTTGACAATGCTGGTACTCTCAGGCGAGAGCCCTTTAGGGGCTCAGCACGCGCCCGTAAGGGCAGAGCGCGAGTGGTCGCCATCGTTAGTGGGACAGCTCTATTCATGAGCATAGCTCCTGTATCAAGCGGCTCAATAGATGCCATTAGATACGTTAAAGAGTTAGCACAATACCAATTAACAGATAAGCAAGAAGCATGTCATAACGAGATAGTCTTCAGAGAATCATCATGGAATCCTAAGGCTAAGAATGGTAGTCATCACGGGTTATATCAAGGAAGGTCTAAGAGCTTAAAGAATGCATCTACTGTTAAGCAATGGTGGTGGTATTGGTATTATGTAGCACATCGTTATGGAGTAACAGAGTACGATGAGCCTAACTATTGTGGTGCATTGCATCATCTAAAGACTAAAGGATGGCAATGATGGCTATCACTGAAGATCAGTTAGAATTCATCAAGAAATACGCTCACTGCGGTGCTCATTCAATAGCGGGAAGCCTAGGCATCAAATACAGCACTGTGGTCAATGTAGCCTATAGGCATAGGATAAGCCTTAAACCTAAGCATGAGCGTAGAGGTAGAACCCTCAAGGCTAAGGTTAAGTACATAAAGAAGCATAGGCGTAACCCTATGAGTGATCAGTGCTACTTACCTATAGATCATCCAGTGATCATGGGTATCATGAAGGATCGAGGGATCATGGGTAAGAGAGAGCTGCACACTAGACAATGGAAGAGACAACGTGAGTTGGTGCTTACTCGTGATTGCTATGAATGCGCTTACTGTGGTGAGCCAGCAACAGAGGTAGATCACATCATCCCACGCGCCAAAGGCGGAGGGCATGAGCTTGAAAACCTAGTCGCATGCTGTAAAAGATGCAATGGACGCAAAGGATCACGCTCACAGGCGAGTTTTCTAGGTACATCCTTCAC